ATGGCTTTCCCAGTAGGAGCAACTATTGGTGGTATGAGATTAAAAGATACATTTTTTAGTAAAGATGATGATAAAAAAGATCTTGGACAATCTGATGATAAAAATAATCTTATACGTGGTAAGGGACCAGACGAGCCTGACCCTATAGATCAAGCCACGGAAAGTCTTCTTATTGAAGAAGCTGTTAATAAATTAAGTCAAAAAGAAGAAGAGCTTATTAAAAAAGCTCATGGTAGATTAACGTTTAAGGAAACGGATAAGAGCAAAAGAGACGATAGAACCGCATTAGCAAGAGATCTTAATTTACCTGTAACTAAAAGCGGTATGCTTGAAATTAGAAAAGGAGATTATCTTAAAAACAGATTACAACTTTTAAAAGATAAAGGTGTAAATTTTGATGGGTATTATAGTGTAGGAGAGATAGCTAATTTGTTGGGAACAAAATCAAGCACAGGTATAGGAAGTTATATAAAAGATAAAAAAATACCTTTTGTTAAAAGAACCTTGTTTAAAATGGTTAAGCTTAATGATTTTTTAAATGTATATCAAGGAACTAAAGAACGTATAGATGTTGCTCCAGACGTGGACGTTAGAACAAAAGCTAGAGTAGATTTTTTATCTGAAGCGGGTAAAGGTAGTTTTTATACAAAATTTAAAGATTTAAAAAAACCAAAGTTTTTACCAAAAAATGTAAAAAAAATTTACGAAAAATATAATTTAACAGAAATAGAGGGAGGACACCCCTTCCCCATAGAATTTTTTACTAAAAAATATGGTAAAGATAACACACTACAAGAAGATAGACAGTTTGATTGGATTTATAGGAACAGAGATAAATTGTTTGATAAAAATGATTTAATTTTTCAAAGCAGAGATTTAAACACATTATTTCGTAACTCAATTAACGAACTTAAAAAACAATATAAAATATTATCTCCATTAGTTGATAAATATGAAGGTAAAGGAGCCGTTAAAAATAAAAAAGATATTGCAATAATAGAAAAGGCTAATGATAATATTATGAATATTGTTGCTAAATCAGAATTTGATTCTAAAAAATTTATAGAAAAAAATCCAAATTCATTAAATTTATCTAGAATGAAAAGGGGAGGACTACATGGTGCATTATTTAATACAGATACGGGTGAGGTATCTTTATACGCACCTGGAAAAGAAGCAGGTTTTGTTAAAGGTGCAGCTGGTGAAGATAAATTAGATAGTAAATTAAAACTCGCTGGAGACTATTTAGATATCATAAATCAAGTTATTACCGATGAAGGGGATAAAAAAATATTTACAAATTTTTTAAATGAAAAATTATTACCTAGATTTAAAAAAGGTGGAGGTGTTGAGATTACTCCACTACCAAGATTAAATTTTTCTGCGGGTGGCACAGATAATTTTGCAGCAGAGTTAGAATATTACTTAACAAACCCAGATGCAGAACTACCAAAGATGCAAACATTTGAAGAAACATTAAACCCTATTGTAATGATTAACGACTTAATAGATCCAAGAAACTATCCTTTCTACGCTGATCAATTAGTTCAAGGCGGTGTACGTGTAGCTGAGTTTGCAACTAGACTTTTACCTGCAACAGGAAAATTAATTTCTGATCTTACACAAAAACCCGCGTTTAAAATTACAGGAGCTTCAGGTCAAGGTTATGTGCAGGATTACGATGAGTTACCACAGGGTGCAAATATTAAAGGCACAGGAATATTTTCTGAATTTTTAGAAAATATAACACCAACAGCAATAGAAAAAAAACTTGGTTTAGATAAATTAATAGAGGCAGAAGAGCAAAAAATGAAAGATAGAGGATCCACAATTGCACCAAAAGTTTTAGGTGAAACTTTAAGTTTGGGTGTTGAGTTTGGTTCACCAGTATTTCCTGGTATTAAATTAATAAAAGCATACGCAAATGCAAATAAGTTACCAGTAGATAACGTTACAAAAGAATTATTAGAAAAAGAAGTTGATAAAGTTTTAACTGAAAGAGGCACTAGTAGAAGAAAATTTTTACAAACAGCTGGAGCCGGTGCATCGTTAATGCTAGCAAAAATGTTAGGCATTGGAGATGATTTTGCAAAAACAACAAAAGTTGCAGAAAAAGCTGTTGCAGAAACTGCAACAGGTGGCGGAGCTCCTCCATACTTTTTTCAACTTGTAGAAAAAATTAAAAAAAGTGGAGAAAAATTTGGATCTGAATTTGACTCAAGAGTTGAAAATAATATATATTACGAGGGCTACAACTTAAGAGAAAATTTAGCAACAGGAGAAATAACTATTACAAAATCTACTGAAGGTGGAATGAATGTAGGTGATGATGTAATAGAAGGCACTTTGTCTGAAGAGGCAATTACATATAATCCTGGTGAAGTTGTTATGGGTGGTGACGGTAAACCAATAAAAACAGCTGTTGAATATGATGAGATTACTGTTAAACCAGATTATGAGGGTAAGATGAAAGACGCAGAATCTGGTTTAGATTCTATAGAAGAAATCATACAAATAATAGGACCTAATAAATTAAAAATGTCCGAGTTAGAAGCAGCTGGTTATAACGTTAACGCTTTTCCAGATAATATTAAAAATTTATTGATAGATGACTTACAAAAGACTAACTAGAACAGTGCCCCCTAAAAGAGGACCTAACCCACAGGGGTTGAATGTTCCCTTAAAACAGGTTAAGATAGTAAACCCGGAGAATATAAATGGCAGATATAGACAAAACGTTACCAAACGTAAAAACATCAATCGAGGTTAATCCTCAAGAAGAAATAGAAATAGAGCAACAGAAAGTCGAAGAAGCGGCAGATCCTGGTGTTGAAGTAAATCCATTAGAAGATGGTAGTGTAGAAGTAAATTTTGATCCAAGTAAAGTTAACATAGAGGGTCAACCAAGTCACTTTGATAATTTGGCAGAACTACTACCTGAAGATATTTTAGAACCTATTGGTAATGAACTTACACAAAATTATTTAGATTATAAAATGTCCAGAAAAGATTGGGAACAGTCGTACACGACTGGCTTAGATCTTTTGGGATTTAAATATGAAAACAGAACAGAACCTTTTCAAGGGGCTTCAGGTGCAACTCACCCAGTTCTTGCAGAAGCTGTTACACAGTTTCAAGCAGGTGCTTACAAAGAATTATTACCAGCAGAGGGACCAGTTAGAACACAAATAGTTGGTAGACCAGATCAAGAAAAAGAAGCTCAAGCACAACGTGTTAAAGATTACATGAACTATGAACTCATGGAAAAGATGGATGAATACGAACCAGAGTTTGACCAAATGTTATTTCATTTACCACTTGCAGGATCTACTTTTAAAAAAATTTATTATGATGATTTATTAGAAAGAGCTGTATCTAAATTTGTACCTGCTGATGATTTAGTTGTGCCTTATTCTGCAACTTCATTAAATGATGCAGAAGCGATAATTCAAACAATTAAAATTTCAGAAAATGAATTACGTAAACAACAAGTTTCCGGTTTTTACTCTGATGTTGATTTAGGACCTCCAGGAAATATTAAACAAGATGATGTTGAAAAAAAAGAAAAAGAATTAGATGGCACTAAAAAAACAGGGAGACAAGAACCTATTTATAATTTATTGGAGTGTCATATAAATTTAGATTTAGAAGGGTTTGAAGATAAAGATGCAGAGCTAAACCCAACAGGAATAAAATTACCATATATAGTTACTGTCGATGAAGGTTCAAAAAAAGTTTTATCAATAAGACGTAACTATCAACCAACGGATCCAAAGAGAAATAAAATTCAATATTTTGTTCACTTTAAATTCTTACCGGGTTTAGGATTTTATGGCTTTGGATTAATACACATGATTGGCGGATTGAGCAGAACCGCAACGGCTGCTCTCCGTCAATTATTAGATGCAGGTACTTTATCAAACCTGCCAGCAGGATTTAAACAACGAGGTGTTAGAGTTAGAGATGAAGCTGCACCTATACAGCCAGGTGAATTTAAAGATGTTGATGCACCGGGTGGATCGCTACGTGACGCATTTTTTCCATTACCATACAAAGAACCATCAGCAACACTATTACAATTAATGGGCATAGTCGTTGGTGCTGGTCAAAGATTCGCGGCGATTGCTGATATGCAAGTGGGAGATGGTAACCAAGCAGCCGCAGTTGGAACCACAGTCGCTCTTCTCGAGAGAGGCTCACGAGTCATGTCAGCAATTCATAAAAGATTATATGTTGGCATGAGACAAGAATTTAAATTGTTAGCAAAAGTTTTTAAAACATATTTACCGCCAGTTTATCCATTTGATGTCGTTGGTGCTAGACGAGAAGTAAAACAAACTGACTTTGACGATAGAGTAGATATACTTCCTGTTGCAGATCCAAACATATTTTCTATGGCGCAAAGAATTACAATTGCACAAACAGAATTACAATTAGCTACATCTAATCCACAGATACATAATTTATACGCGGCTTACAGAAAGATGTATGAGGCTTTGGGTATAAAAAATATTGATCAAATATTACCACCGCCTGCACCAATGCAACCGATGGACCCAGCACTTGAACACATTAATGCTTTAGGTGGCAAACCTTTTCAAGCTTTTAGAGGACAAGATCACAGAGCACACGTTACAGCTCACTTAAATTTTATGTCTACTAACATTGTTCGTAACAATCCTATGGTTATGGGCGCAGTTCAAAAAAATATTTTGGAACATATTAGTTTAATGGCTCAAGAACAGGTAGAATTAGAGTTTGCAGAGGCGTTACAACAGATTCAAATGTTACAAATGCAAGCACAACAAGACCCACAAGCTAAACAAGCGTTAGAAAAATTATCACAAGACATAGAAGCAAGAAAATCTGTGTTGATTGCAGAGTTAACTGCTGATTTTGCTAAAGAAGAAAAAGAAATTACGTCACAATTTGATGCAGATCCGCTGTTAAAATTAAAATCTAGAGAGGTTGACCTTCGTGCAATGGAAAACGAGCGTAAAAAACAAGCTGATATGGCGCAAATGGACCTAAACAGAGCAAAATTAGTCCAAGCTAAAGATAATTTTGATAAAAAATTAGATCAAAACGAAGATTTAGCTAAATTACGTGCTGGAGTAAGTCTAGCTAAGACTGGTGTACAACAGGCACAAGTTATGGTAGAGGATAATTAATAAAAAGGAGCAAAAAATGCAAAAACTAGATAAAATACAAGAAGTTAAAGTTGCTGAACAGAGTATTGAGGTAGATCCAAGATCTAAAACTACTGCTGACCAAGCATTTAACTATATTGCAACAGGAAAACCTGAAATGCCAGTTGGCGGTCAGAAAAGAATGTTGCCTGAGAAAAAAAGAAACTCTAAAGCTTACTAATTATGTGGTTATCGGCGATTAAATTAGCCGTCTCTGCAGGAAGTAAGATTTACGCCAACAGGCA